ACTTATACCATAGTCCACAGGGAAAGGAATCTCACTACCTAACACTTCTGGTATAGAGGCAACCGTACCTCCACCAACAGCGTCATACAAGACATTCTTTCCAAACATTACCTTGTTTATCTTGTCCTGGTGAAATACAAATATATCTCTCTCTCTTGAGTAAAGCTTTTCAATAGGTCCAAAATCTCTATCTAGATCCTTAAAGTTTGCGAGAGATAGGTTAAACTCATTAAGTCTGTTTATAGATGTGTCGCCCCTAAAAACACCACTGTATGTAAGAGATGCCTCCTTTCTTTCATTCTCGTAATCCTCAATAATACTTGTCACTCTCGGACTGTACTTCATCTCTGGATCATTAAAGTCATCCTTTATCCTGTACGACTCAACACCATTACCGAATGCAAATCCATTGTACTGAGAGTTATAACTTGTGGTGTCATTTATCTCTATAATAGCACCATTATTACCAGCAGCCTGGTCCTGCTCCCAGTTTTCTTTAAATACTGTAGCTGGCTCTGATGGTCCAGATCCTGGCCATGTAAGGTCTATAATTATCGAGTACTGATTTGGTACTGCTAATACTGTATAGTATCCAGCAGGCACGCTAGATGTTCCAGATACATATACACTTTGACCTACAGAGAATGAGTGAGGCTTATCTGTAACTTGAGGGCTTGTAGGGATAAGAGGTCCTAGTATAGTTTTACCAGCTCCCTCTGGAACTGTAGGAAATACAGAGCTAGCATCTGTGAAGTCTGCATAATCCCAACCAACCTTATGTAGGTCATTAGTTACATCATACGAGTCCGTTATCTCGTGATATATCTCTAAATCTTCTTCAATAGGTTTTGTCTCACATACAATAGCACCTGCCTGTTTTAATTCATACTTTACTTTAACTTTATTAGAGACATTACTTCCATTATAAAGTTGACCAGTATATTTTGGTAACCCAGGAATAAACATCCTAACTGGATAATTTCTTCTTTCAGGCCAGTCATCTGTCCCTATCTGTGCAGCAAGTTCATAACCTCCTGTTACTGGGGAAGAATAATAAGTAGCTCTTCTAAAACAAATACCTGCAGCACCTACATCAATATCATTATGGTTTTTTTGTATAAACTGTTTATATGCACCAGATTCTATAAACCATTCTTCTATGTTTTCATAATTACCAGGAGAAAAAAATTCTTGTATTTCTGTATAAGGATTGAGATTAAAACTATCCTCTACCAATTTAATGGTTATAATATCTCCATTTCTTATAGGTCTATCTATCTCATTACCATCCGCATCATTTAACTGCCTACCTCCATTAACTACAGCAAAACCACCATAAATAACACCTCCTACATTATCATCAAACCAATTGTTTTGTGCATCTATAGCATTTTGAGGTCCCATACCTTGTGGCGGTAGAACATTATAGTTACTTGGGTTTGGTTTCGCATTGTTAGTAAATTGAGGGTACGCAAATGGGAAAGCACTTTCTTTAGCCCTTAAAGGTATTTTCCATCTATCTTTTTTATAGTAAGCAGCGTTTGGATCAAAAGATATTCGAAACAAATCTATAACCCCATCGTCATAACTTTGCCATTGAACATTAGTTATTGTTGAGATAGATATATTTGATTCCAGCCAGTACGATAGATCTATGGAGTCTGTATACCTGTATGTGACAGGATCAATACTTTGTATCTCTATAGTGTACCTTTTGTCATGATTCAAATAATTATCTGCATTTGTTGAAGTCGCACCAGGGCTTCCTTCAGAAGAACCTAAAGGCAATAAATTTGTAGTCAATGAATTTTTATTCCCCTTACCGTAAAATATAGTTTTATCTCCTCTAATACTAAAATTTCCTCTTACTGGATAATCTTGATATGCATTTAGACTAGAAATAACAGATCCTCCTCCTGGAATATTACTACCGTTTCCTTCCGCTCCATAGCTAGGTAAACTGTCTTCATTAAACTCAGACGTGTCGTCAACCTTTATCTTAAAGTATAGACCTGCAGATTCGTCGTTACCTAAAAAATTAAACGGTTTTAATTCAAACTCAAGTATCTTGTACTGTGTGTTTAAAAATGTCGGCCCTGTACCGTCAGCCTTAAATATAACATAGTCTCCTACCGCAAATTTATCTCTGTCTGACTCATTTATTCTAAAATACCTATACGCACCATCTCCATAAAACCATATAGGGAATATATTGTAGTATTCTTTCTTTGCCTGCTTGATGACAAGCCTATAGTTTGTAGCCCATTGAGGAGGTCTATTCTTTATATTAACCTTTAAGCTATTACCCTTATTTGAAACTGTGGATGGTATATATATAGAGTTTTGATCGCTTATTAAAGCTGTAGTCATCCTACCGTAGTCGTCTCCATATATCACACCAACCTCGTAATCTCTGTCCGTCCTGAATGTCTGTATAGGAACTTCTTCCGTTGTGGATGTTGATACATAGTCCACGTTAAAGTCCATGTCTATATTATTACCTTCAGTGTCAATGATATCTCTAAACTGAGTGTAGTTTCCATATACAAGCCTGTTACCTATAAGCTCCTGTGACTTAGCAAGAAGAGGTACATTGTCAAACAGTCTGGTAACCTGATCAGACGTTAGGGGTGCATATATCTTGTTATTGTCAAACACATAGTCAGACACACTGTTGGACTGTATAAGGTTGTTATTGTCACCGTCCTTATCTACAGACTTGATTATCTTTACATTTAAACTTCTTGTGTCAAATGCAAGAAGTTGAATCTCCTTAACAAACTCATTACCAGTCTCAAAGACTATTCTACACTGATTGTACTCATTGATCATGGCCTTGTTTATCCCAGCCAAGAAATCTATACTGTAGTCTGAAGGCTTGAATGCTACGGCTGAAAATGGAGACATCGAGCTGTACTCGTTATCTACATACTTGTACCTGTATGCAAAGTACAGGAATCTTTCCTCCATATTGTTAGAAAGGACCTCATCACTCTTCACTGGGTATATCACTGGAGCCTTTAATGGCGGTCTCAGTATCACATCAATATCTATATCTATACGACTGTCGTCAACTGAGTAGCTCTTGGCTCTCTTTATGTTTATCTTTCTAGGTGGGTTGTAGTTGTCTGTCCAAAGTAAAAGTGCACCATTGTCCTTGTGACTAGGAAGGTAGTTTACACCTGTTATAAGGTGCTCCTTGCTTAGGTTCAACTTACTTGGCGTGCTTGCTGTGGCCTTTGTACATATAAGTACCTCCTCCACGGTGTTCGTTATCTCACTGTACTCAAATATTGCGTCATACTCATCTGCAGCTACAAACCAGTATATAAGGTTTAGTGGCTCGTATGCAACCGCACCTATAGCCCTTGCGTTTGTAGATCCTATTGAGTATGTGTTTAGGATTGTCGTTATATTCCCAACCACAGTATTACCAAGTGAGTTTGTTATAGACCCTATGTTTGATCCCTCAGACGTGTCTATCGTGATGTTTAAGGCATCCTCGTACTGACCTCCAGACAGAAGTCTCTCGTCAAGGTCCTTGTTCATCTTACCTGCAAGGAAAGTCTTCTTTAATTCCATACCTATTTAATCCATTTAGCTCTACCTCTCAAGCTCATTAAAAGTCTTGAAGGGTGTAGATTACTTAGTCTAATCTTTGCATTCCTTAGGGTTGCTATCTTCTCCTTCCTAACCCTGTTTATGATATACTCCTGAACCCCATACTTGTTGTTAAGTAGTGCCCACTTTAGGTAGCTGTATATGTACTCCTCAGCAAGCTTGTTAACACTTATCTTGGAGTCATCACCGTTCTCCATACCGTCAGATATATACTCAAGAACTATGTGCTTATTCTCTATCCCAGACGAGAAGTCTATAACTCCTGCTGCCTTGTTTATACTGAACTTAGGGTTGTTATTGGCATCCTCTGGATCCAATCCATAACGGCCTCCCATCGTGTAACCAAAGTACCAGTCACCGTTGTAGTTCCATCCATAGCATCCGCTATATATACCACCTCCAGTGTATAGAGTCTTGTCCTGTCTCAGTATGTCTACCTTTGAGTCACCTGTAACTATCTCTCCATCTGCATCAAATATAATGTCCAGGTTATTGTCCTGGAGATATCCTGTGGCAGACATAGGCCTCCTGTTCTCTGTCAGTGGAAGTAAAAGGTTTCCACTAAGGACAGATATCCTCACATAGTTTATATAGTCTGGGGGCATAACCATCTTAAGCTCGTCACCCATCTCCTGCTCTATGACCTTTATGTTTCTAAGTGCGTCATAGTTGAGCTCCTGTATCGCTCTCTTTGCATGAAATATAACGGTATATCTGTCGACATTATTTACAAGCTTGTCATTACCTACATACATCAGCATGAAGTTGTTCACTATGTCAGACATTGAGACATACTGATATGAACCCCAGTTGCTGTCTTCAGGTATAACCCCACCATTTGTATAGTACTGATAGTTAGTAATGTATCCCATTGTCTATTGTTTTTGTTGTGCGTCCTGAAGCTCTTCAGATTTAGCGGCCTTTATAACGTCAGCCTCTCTTATAGAAACTCCAGAGTATTGTAATATCTTTATAACTAGGTTTGAAAAGTCACTCTTAGGTAACTCAAAGTCCTGATAGTCAGGTGCGGACGGGTAGAACAAGGGGTCAGAGTCTGTAACACTTGTAGCTATATACGTCCACTTAGGATCCAATGGATACCTTATGTAGTCTATCTGCACGTTTGATGTTATACTTGTAGGGTAGACATTGAATCCATTATTGTCAAGCGTGTATACTGGGTATGCAACCGTAGGTGCAGTAAGGTTTGATGATATTAGGTTTAATATCTTTCTATGACTCACCTCCTCTATCTCTACAGAGTTGTTGTATATCAACTTATCTACAAAGTAATAGTCTGTCGGTGGAGTAAACTCAGACCCAGAATACGTAAGACTTGCCTTTATAAAGAAGGTGTCTAATACGTCTGATATCTTTTTAGGTATGTCTGCATATCCCTCGCCATGAAGCCTTGCATTCTCCTTAACTATAGCATTGCTATAGGAGTATATGTACTGCTCAAATATCTCAAGCTGTGCCTGCTTTGCAAACAGGTTGAACTCAAATGGAGTAATGTATCCCCTGTTGTCCTTGCTTATTATAGATAGTACGGTATTTCTTACTTCGTTAATCATCCGTGTCGTTTTAACAAAGATAAATAAAAAAAGGCACTTCGATTAAAAAGTGCCCTCCTTGTAGTAATCTTAATGATTTAAGAATTTGCAATTTGAGAAACTGCAACATTCAAACTAACTTCCACAGGTACAACTTCTGTCCATGGCTTAATAAGTGCCTGCTTCATAGCGTCTTGAAGTGCTAATAAAACACTAAAGTCAGCATCTGCAGCATGAGTTACTGTTGTAACTGTACCATCAGCATAATGAATAGTTGTAGCTGTAGCTGTAGCTGTAGCTTCGTCAATTAATTTAACTCCTGATACGGATACTAATTGATTTCCTAAACCTGTAACTGGTATTTCTATAAACTTTTCCATTGTTAAAAAAATTAATGGGTTAATAATACCACAAATATACTAATTATCTGATATCTTTTCATCCAAGAATTTAAACAGCTCAAGTCCATCATTAGACTGTAGGTATGAAGCTAATACATATACTGGATCCTCTCCAAAAGGTATAGTCATAAGCTTCTTCCTGTTCTCCTTCAGGTTGAAGTATATATCCTTCTTATTGTTTCTCAGTGACAGGTATCCGTCAGATATAGCTCTAGATGCTATGTTGTTTACACGTAGAGATGGATCATTCACGGTCTCCATAAAGTCCTGTGGATATCTCTTAGCATAAAGCATGATATCTCTCTTGATCTCGGCACTTGTCATATTAGAAACCTTTCCTCCTAGTAATACTTGGGCCACAGCCTCCATCATTCCGAAGTCCATATCCCTAGCCATCAACTGAGCGTCAAGCTCGCTATACATAAAGTCTACATCCTCCTGTGCATCCTTCTCATTGTCAAACTCATAGAACTCTATACCGTTCTCTGGATGGTAGTGCAAGAACTCCTGTAGAACTGGATTTGTCTTTGGAACCCTTAATACTCCGTCCTCAAAAACAACAGGCTCAAGAATTACATTCTTATCCTGCTCATCAACGAATGGTGAGTTTGAGTTACGTGCGTAACGAAGAGGTCTACTCATATTATTCTCCTCATCGTAGTACAGTAATCTTTTTCTTGGTGTGTCTTTAGAAGCAATAAAGTATGAAAGTGGTTGCTTCTCTCCCTTTAATAGATATATTCTATCCTTGGGCTCTAGTATTGATTTTCTCTTTTGCATTTTATTTTATTTTAATTTAACAATAAAAACCAGGGGCCGAAACCCCTGGTATATTAATAGTCTATATTATCCTTTGAATAATACGAAGTTATTAGCTCCCATAACACAAAGTGCTCTTTCTGACAAGAAGTTAACCTGCATTTTGTCGATGTCGTTAGTCATCGCACCACCTGCAGAACCTGTCATCCAAGTTTTGTATCGACGATCCTCAGCCTCAGAAGCTCTGTAACGTACATGTAAGAATGGACGTTTAGCGTTCTTACCAAGAACTTGATCGTAAACTGTAGTTGTACCAGCAGGTACAAGTACACCGTTGATAGCTCCACCAACTAAACCTCCACGAAGCGTAGCATCGTTTAAGTATTTCCAGTCAGTCTTATAGAACTCATATCCTCTCTTAAATCCAGAGAATCCAAGGTTAAGTGCCATCTCCTCAGAGTTGTCAAACAATCCGTAAGATGTACCACCAGCTCCGTAAGAGTTTTGAGCAGCCAACATGTCATCGATATCGAAAGAGAACTGACGGTTCAAGAACAATACGTTCTCAGCGATAGCTCCCTGCTTGTCAAGACGTTGTACGATAGTATCAAAGTCAGCCAATGCAGATGGGTTACCACCTGACCATACGTTACCTCTATCCTCGATAGTGTCAAACATACCCTGAGTACCAGCGTTAACAACACCAGCTGAAGGAGTTGAACCAGAAAGTTGAGCCTCAGCAGAAGATCCTGACGCTGCAGGAACGCCTTCTACCATAGCCATCTCTAAGTAGTCCTCAAATCGTAGACGAGTCTCGTGCTCTGACTTCAAGTACCAAAGGTATCCAGTAGCACCGTTTTCAGTTGTAACCTCAACCCATCCAACTTGAGCCATGTCAGATCCTGACACTTCGTAGTTGTCTTTGATGATGATTGGCTTACACTCGAAGATGTCATCCTCAGCCTCTAAAGATCCCTTCATTCCTTCTGTTCCTTTTTGAAACTCAGAACCGTAAACAAATGCAGTTACCTTGTTTGATCCAAATGGGTCAGTAGTCTCTAAAGAGTAGTATGCCACATCAAAGTTAGCACCAGCAGGATCAACTGCTGTAATTAAAGCCTTCTTAGATACAGAAGAACTTTCGTCAGACAATAAAACTGTCTGATTAACTCTAAATACACATGCACCAGATGCAAGAGTGAATTTCTGCGTAGCAGCTCCTGTAGTGTGAGAGAAAGTACTAGCAGTTAATCCTTGGTATTTAGTATGTAAACGTCCTTGCTCTGCCCATTTAATTAAGTCAGAGTTTGTAGGAAGTTCTGCACCGACCATTCTCAAGAATGATGAGATTGATCTGTTTCCATATCGCTCAAATTCAGCTTCATAAGTATCAGGAAGATACTGTGTCAAGAAGTCGAAATTGGTGATATAATTCGTAGGCAATGTTGCCTTTACCGAGCTAGGTGTTATAGCTACACCTGGACTCGCTTGTAATGATCCAGCCATTTTTTCTAATTTTTACGTTTTTTAATAATTAATCTATTGCTGCGATCTGCGTCTACGCTTCTGACCTGAAACCCTTCCTTTTTGATAACCTGTGTAGACTTACGAGTCATGTCAATGTTTTTAGACTCTTTAGCCACATCACCTACCGCATCTGCCATACCCTTCTCGTAGAAGTACTTGGCAAACTTTTCAGGGTTTGAAGCCACAGCTATAGAACGATGGAATCCCTCGATATCCTTAATAAAACCGTCGTCACCTGTAAACTTATTAACAAAGTTATTAAGATCAGACTGTTCATTAAGCAAGGTCTTGCTGTCAGATGGCTTATAGACAAGCTTCTTATCCTCCGATACATTGAATCCGAAACCTTCGAAATTCTCAGAAAATAACTCTCCCGTCTTACTTGAAAAGTATTGAGCCCTCTTAGCAAGCTCCTGATCGTTTGCAGTCGCTGCCTCTTTTTGTTTCTTGTAGGCATTAAACTCCTCCATATCCTTATCAGAAGCAAAGCCTTCCCTTGACTCAAGTGGAACCTTGTACTGCTCCTTCAACTGATTGAAGTGGTCTCTTGCCTTAGCAAGCTCTTTCTTTTTTGCTACCTTTTTTAATCTGATGTCTCTCTCTTCATCGAGATCCTCGTCATAGTGGAACCTGTCCTCTATCTCAAACTGAACATCCTCTAAGTCTAGATCCTTGTTCTGGTCGAGATAGTATTCACGTAGTAGCTGGTCGTCGTCAACATCATTATAATCCTTATTGATCTTAATGAAGTCGTTTATACCACGGCCTGTCTCCTTTTTGTACTTCAGGAATGCAGAAACATCCTCTGGAAGCTCTTCATTAGCATTACGCTGTTCGAATAGCTCGTCCAAGGAGTTTATCTCCCTGTCGTACCTTTTACCAATATATGAAAGAACGTCTTCGTCTTTTATTGACAATTCTTGTGCTTCGCCTTGCGGCTGTATATTTTCTTGCTCTTGTGGGGTGGAGGCACTCTCAGTGCTTTCTTCCACTCTGTCCACGTTAGCTTCGTCTTCTCCAGAGTTTTCATTTTCTACCTTGTCTAATAACTCCTTCTCAATCTCTTGTGTCGACTTCTCTTCAAAGTCAACTGCTTTTACTTTAATTTCCATTTAATTATATTTTTTACAAAGTTACTAATTATATTTATATCCTATTTAGGACCAAACGACTCTAGGTCAAAACCATCTAGAGTGTCTTCAGTGCTTTCAAAATTTTGTGTAGGTAGGTTGTTCTTTCTTTGAGTTATAAGTGCGGACTGTCTACTGGCCTGCTTGTCTATACGGTCATCCTTAGCCTGCTCCTTCTTGCCCTCTCTCTCCATAAGACC